AAAGATCCATATAGTCAAGTTGCGTTACACCACCAACATCAAAGGTCGTATGAGAACGTCCCATAATATGAATCTCACCTTCAGAGACAAGTCCCCAAGGTGAAAACCTCTTCATTAATTTCTCACCCAATACCCTATTAAGTCTCTTACAGATATATGGAATATCATATAGTTGTATGTTCCATCCAGTAATCACATCTGGAACATCCTGCATCCAATAGTTAATAAAAGAACTCAGAAGAGCATGTTCCGATACACAATGATGATATGTTACATCTTTCCTATTATGCGTAAAGGGTTTAACTCCCCAAGTAACGATCTGCTTAGTTGTATAGTCCTGTATTGTGATTGCAAGTATCTCTTCCACGCACGATTCAACATCAGGGAACCCCTGCTCAGACGCAACTTCAATATCCAAACTAATAAGCTTAATTTTAGATATGTCAAACTTGATTTCATCTTCAGGGTATTTCTCTGAAATGTATTGATAGATGTACCTATCATTACCATATATGTCGAACCCCTCAACCCCATCATATCTCTTATAAAAGTCCCTACAATCTCTAACTGTTCCTGGATGAATCGCTTCAACTACTTCTCCATTCAACGTTTTATATTTAGTCTTCTTTTTAGACTTAACAAATAACGTTGGGAAAAATTCATCCCTATGTTCGTACCTTCTACCATTCTCAACACCACGAACCAGAAACTGATTCCCGATCAATTGCACATTAGTGTAGAACTTCATTTAGGTGGAGTAGGTGGAGCGTGTAGAGTGGGCTTAAGAAGTCTTTCATATTTCTCAAGTAGAGTTGGTTTTGGATCTACAAGAGTTAAGATCTTATCTGATGATAGCATAAATTCGTTCTGATTGGTACAGTCTACCAACCAAGGAGACAAAGTATCCTGTTCTCCTAAAACAAATGGTTCTGTCAATTTACAGTCAGGTTCACCTGGAACTGCTGCTGGCATTTCCTCAATCTGTGAGACCAGCTTTAGGTTGTTCGTCAGAATCAGAAGTTGAATCGGTTTCTTGTCCATTGTTTAATACATCCTTTTCGTATAATTCTTGAATTTGTTCTACAGGGGTTACCATACTAACAACCCAATCAGTACTGAGAGGAATTGATTTCTCTCTTGCTAAAGGTTGCCACGGATACATTGACACAGATAAATCTGAAGTCTTATGAGATGATGCTGACAACTCTTCCTCTGTAGGTACTCCTGTGGTTTTAAGTTTTACTACAACTGGTTTTGTAAGAAAATAACCAATCACTTGTTGATCGGCATTAAACATCTCTTGCACATCGGCAATGATATCTTCCCCAGACTTTAGCATTAAGACCTTGACCGTCATAATCTTTTCATACCTCCCAGTATTATAGCAATAAAAAAGCGGCCCGTAAAGGCCGCTGATCCATCCCGAACAATTATATTTATAGCCAGTCCTTACGGGCATGATGCTCTGGGACTATCTTACCTACTGTAACAGTAAGTAATCCATCCTCAAATTCAACTTTCTGTACCTCTGTATCATCAGTGATACCCCATGTTCTTTTGAATGATCTCTGAGCAAGTCCCTTGTAGACTAATTCATCTTTATCATCCTTCTGTTCTTTGTTCCCTTCAACAACTAATTTACCGAACTCAGTGTAAACCTTAACTTCTTTCTTTTTGAATCCAGCAAGAGCAACCTCAAGTCTGGTTTCTACATTATTTACCTGAACTATGTTGTATGGGGGATAGTTCTCTGTTCTTGTTTCATTGAAAAAACGATCCAAGTAATCGTCCATTCCAAATCCATTGCGCCTTATACTTTCCATTAATTCTGGAAGATTGGCAGCATGATACCTTGCTAGGTTAGTCATCTTAGTAGCTCCTTGTTAAGCGAGTTTATGTTTTGTGGTCCCTTACGGCAACCATAATTAATTATAAGACTTATGCTACTATAGAGGGTTCGGTTAACTCTATCAAACGTAGGTGGGTATCCACATAGTCATTAACGTGGTACGTATAACCGCCCCTTTCCTTTACTGCTTCCCCTAAAGAATAATCATTACCACCTTCCTCCATTCTATCACCAAAGAAATATAATGTCTGACCTAATTTAAAATCTCTAAGTATCTGACTCTTATCACTACCATAAGGTCCAATATCAAGACCTGTCTGACCTCCAAGAGCAATAGATAATCCAGGAAATGCATCCTTAAGTCTATGTGCTATATCTTCCCTCTCATTAGTTCTCTTACACCATTCAATATATTCCTGCCTACCAAGAAAAGGATCCTTATCTCTACCAAGGATACTAAAATTAACTCCACCAGGTCTTCTCTCAATATGATTCCCATTACGCATAGGGAACTGACTATAATCTAATTCATCATACAAGAATCGTTCTACGTCCGAAGGTAATTCCCATTCAGATCTATAAACATTCTCATCACCCTCATATACGTCACTGCCAGAGCAATTATAAACTCTCTTACACTTATTATATATTGAAGGTGTGACCTGTTCTAGGGTCTTCTGTCTATCACTACCCGTGACAAGATAAACATCATTATCAGATATAAAATCTGAAAAGAATGCTAAAAAACTGGTACAAATAGGTTGCCGACTAGGAGTAAGTGTCCCATCAACATCAAAAATAAATTTTTCCAATTAGTTACTCTGGTTCTTGGGTCTTTGTTTTCTTACCAATATTATACTTCTGTTCTAGGATCCAGTCACCCTTATCCTTATATGCTAACACTTTAATCTGGTTAAGTGGAGCAATGTCTGTGACATTATCTTCACTTACTATGGAAATAAGTCCCCAATCAGCCAGTAAACGAGTAATGCGATTACGTCGCTGTACATCATTAATTGTGAGATTAGCATGTTTCCCGTCAAGTGCAAATAATTCTTTAAAATGGACGATATAATATCTTCCTTGTTTATGAAGTATGTGGCAAGACTGGTATAGTTTCTTCTCTTTCCTAGATGCTACACCAATTCTTGTAAGAGTTTCCCGTACCTTAAGAAAATCATCTGGTTCATTTAGAACCACTTCTAACATCTTATCTTGAGACCACTCTACAGTCGGTTCAACCGTGGTAGTTGTCATTTCATTCCTCCAGTGTCAAGTCGTTGTTTAATAAAATTAATCTGTTCAGGGGTTAATATTTTCAAAGCTTGTGATGCTTTTTCGTTACTATAACCATAGTATTGTTTAATGATTTCAAGATCTGTGACTTTATCCTTTCGGAGCCAGGGACTGAATCTCTTCTTTTTCCTCAAAGTATTTAGATAAAAAGAATATTGCATATCTTTATCAAGGAAAGAATATTTATTCATCTCATTCGCAAACATAATACAATCAAGGTGGCCTGATAAACAACGATTGATAATATATGGAGCATAATCTTTCATAACATCAGGATCATCATCCCTCAAATCATGCTTCGTAAAGTTAATAGAATTCAACCAATCTTTAAGTTCAGTCATTTCTTTTCCATCTCCAATTTTTGTTGTTGCAATCTTTGTTTCTGACTTTGATCATACTTGTTTTCAAAACAGAGTTCTTGACAAATAGGTTTAGGCCAAGGATTCAGTGCAAATGAAATCCTATCACCAATATAATCCTCTTCTACATTATGACGTATTCCTGGACCAAACACAACTAATCTATTTGTTTTAGGTTCTATTATTCTACCATCCTCAAACTCCAATCTACCACCTTCTAAATCATCTGCAACAAAAGGATAATAAACCATTGAGCAAAGTGGATAGGAAGTTTTATTCTGCGTTAGATTTAATCTATCATCTTGATCACAATGCCAACCAGCAGGACGAGTATTAATACGAATCCAAGTTTCATACCCAATAGCAGATGATATATCAATATACTTACCACCAATCTCTAGTAAAGTCATACATGCTTCTTTACATGGATGATCTTGGTCCCAATCAAACCAATAGATATCAAGATCATCTATAGGAGGAGCCCACTTACCATTAAGTTCCACAACAGTCCTACAAACAGAGACATTAACATCTTTGTCTAAAGCATCATCTATAACATGAACATCAAATTTTTTCATCTATCTAATAATTTGAATGTCATCATCTTCTGTCCAGAGTTCGACCTTATCTCTGAAACGACCTTCCTGCTTTAACTTATCATACCTCTTACCTGCTTTCTTCTTCCACCAAGAAATAATATTCTCAAGATGAAACTTATCCCAATTCTGACCTGGCACTAACTTATCTTGCTGTTCATTAATTACCTCACGTACATTACCATATCCAAAATCAGAAATATAAAATCTCTTCTTTTGTGTAAGTCCAAAGGCCATAGCAATAGTATCATTAAACTCTTTCAATTTATCTTCATCCTTCAATGACTTTTTAATCCAAGCAATCATCTTAGTCTGTCTCTTCATCTTCTTTGAAGATGCTTTGTTGTCAGTAAGTGGTGTATTATTATTTAATATACTAAACCTATCGTGTAACCGATGGAATACTTCATCGTGTAATAGGGGAAGAAACTTACTTTCAGTCAATCCTTTATATCTAATATATGGTTTAAGTCCATCATACTGTGATGCTGATGTAGTAGAACCATATAATGAAGTAGTTTCAAATAATGCAATATCCTTTTCAAATACCTCATTCAAAGTCTCCCTTGCAAAATGAGATACACACATCAATGCAAGCAATTTACCACCAAGATAATTATATCCAAATGGTTGAGATGGAACAATTACAAATCCCATACAAGCATGACGATTAAACACAGAAAGATTAGGTGGTGTTCCTAACCATATATTCCTTGGTTTTGAATTGATTGTTGGAGAACCAAACCTTATAAACCCAAGAGTCTTCTGTGTTCTCTTTTCAAATACCATCCATCTCAATTCCCTACCTGGGATATTGCTTTCATTATTATGTGATGATACTGCTGCTAATAAACTCTTATATCTTTCTTGCGGTAATGACTGAAATCTATCTCCTATAAATTTAATATCAAACTCCATCTCAGACGGATGTATATCCTCATTAAAAAACTCATCCTTTAAAGGACTGAGTTGATTAGTTTGGAGAACTACTTCCTTCTTTACATACCTAAGATAATCCTCAATGGAAGTAAAGTTCTTAAAGTAATGAATAAATTCGTCAGCAGCCCAAGTAGCATCTGCTTCACTTATTATCATTTTATAACCATTGGATCTTCATGCCAATGCTCTAAAGGAGCATATCCACGAGGAATACCAAAATCCAAATGAATAGGAGCATCTAACACTCTATCAAGACTCTCAGCCATTCTACGGAAACCACCACCAACATACATCTGACCAGCAAATACTGTCACTGTAGCAGTACCCCAGAAGATATAATACCATCTAGATTTAACTTGATGCCTTTTCTTTTTGTCAGTCATGGTCTTTCAGGATGTTGAAGTTGTTCAGTAAGTCTTGCACCAACAGGACCATCATCAGAATAAACTTCCAAGTGATGAATTTTGATAGAGTCCTCTTCCATTATTTTAACATCAACCCTGCCATCTTTGCAAGTCACTGTGATAGTTCCTTTACCAACCCACTCTTCAGGTTCATTATAAAACTTATAAACTGGATAAGGATCACGAGTTGGAGTTGATGCAATTACTTTATAAGTCATAAAAATACTCCTGCAATTTCAGATAATTTGTAAAGACTGATGAGCTCAAGTCCTGCCAATTTCATAGCAGTATCTGCCTCACCATCCTCTTGACGATCTACAATAGCAACTACACGTTCTACTACATAACCAGCATCACGCAATCTCTTTACTGCTTGAATTGCAGAACCACCAGTAGTAATAACATCTTCTAATACTGTAATCTTAGTTCCTTCTTTTGGCAATGGACCTTCTATGTAAGATTGAGTCCCGTGTCCCTTTGCTTCCTTACGAACAATCAAACCATTAATCATCTTACTATCTAAAGCAGATGCTAAGGCAACTCCACTTACTAAAGGATCTGCACCTAATGTAAGTCCTGCAACATAATTAGTTTCTATATTCTCCAACATCAATAAACTAGAAAGAGTAAGTCCTCTTCCACTTAATGTTACTGGTTTA